CTCAAGGAAGAGCATGGCGCCCTGCTTCAGAAGGCCATGATGAGCGACATGTACCAGAAGGCCTTCGATAAGGGGGATATCGCTCAGGATGTTTACGACAAGATCAAAGAGAATGGCGGAATCCTGACCCCCGAGGAACAAGCTAAGGCCCAAGAAGTCCAAGGCCAGATTGACCAGATCAAAAACAGCCTTGGATCCGGCCTCTCTGCTAAGGAAGACGCCGAGCACAAGTACACCATCTGGCGGAAAGTCAGTGACCAGAAGCGCGTTCAAGTCGTCGAGAAGGAGTTTCCAACCCGGGAGGATGCCCTTCGCTACATGGCGGAGCATGCCCAGGAGATCATTGAAACCAAAACCTCCCACCGGGAGGAGCTCTTCGCCACACCTGAGAATGCCGTTCGTACAGGGGCCGCCAGGCGTGAGGGGCCGGCCGATGCACAACTCTTCCAGGATGCCTTCGGGTTCCGTGGCGTGGAGTTTGGAAACTGGATGCGCCAAGAGGGTGAGAAAGGGAATGAGCGCCAAGAGGTGCTGGATCACGCCTACGATGGCCTTCATGACCTTGCCGAGACATTAGGCATTCCCGCCAAGGCCATCAGCTTAAATGGAGATCTTGCTTTGGCATTCGGAGCCCGCGGCCAAGGGCTTCAGGGGGCCAAGGCTCACTATGAGCGGACCTATGCAGCCATCAACCTGACCAAGATGAGCGGCGCCGGATCGCTCGCTCATGAGTGGTATCACGCCTTTGATCACTACATGGCTCGGTTGGATGGCAAGGCCAAGGGGGAGATGGTTCGCAATGAGGATGGCAATCTTGTCTTCCCGGCCACTTCCAGAGAGGGGGATTACTCCTCCCACGGCTTCGGGTACAAATCACAGGTTCGTCCAGAAGTGCGCGAGGCGTATGAGGGACTGATGAAAACCATCAAGTACCGCGCCGTCCAATTTCAGGAAGATAGCGCCAAGGCCGAGCAGTTTGTGAAAAGCACGCGGGACAGCTTGGGGAACGAGATCAAATCACTCCGGGATAGCCTGTCGCGCCAGCTTGATGCCACTTACTACAAGAGGAACAACAAGCCGGCAACAGAGGCCCAGCTTGCCAAGTTTGATGAGCTGACCCTTCCCATGATCAACGGGGAGAACCTTGAGACGGAGTGGCGCAGCATCGACAGCAAGGGGTCGCGCTATGGATACACGACCCGCTGGACCAATGACAACCTAGAGGCGCTCAATAGCCTCTATAAAGAGGTCCGTGGACGCGCTGGATTCCAGAAAGAGGGAGGCGGGGCGCTCAATAACCTTTCCGCCTACATGAGGCGCTATCGGGAGCGGATCGCCATGCTTGAATCCGCAGAGAAGCAGGAAACCAAAACCCGCACGGTTCCTAGCAACTACGCGATGGATGCCAAGAAGATCGACCAAGGCGCCGTCACGGACTACTGGACCACTCCGCATGAGCTGGCAGCGCGCGCCTTCGCGGCTTACGTCGAGGATCGGATTGCTGATACAGGCAACAAGAGCGAATTCCTCTCTTATGGCGCCGACAATAGGCTGCCGGAATATCGCCTCTGGAATCTCCGCCCCTTCCCTGAGGGCGAGGAGCGCACAGCCATCAATGGAGCTTTTGAGAACCTATTCCAGACACTCAAGGCCGAGCAAACAGAGAAAGGAACGGCACTCTTATCAAGAAGGGCAGAAGGATCAGGATTGACGAAACCAAGCGATTTCCTAGAGTTCAAGGATGCAAGAGACTCAGGAACTGAAACCCGTGAACGGCTTGCCTCGCTCGCTAGTTCGCTGCAACAAGACTCCGGAGCAACTGGCGAGAATCTACGCTTCTCAACACAGGAACCTACCGCAAATTCTCGTCGAGCCGATGAGGTACGCACCTTCATCTCGGGCTTTGAAAAGCTGACCGAGAAGAAAATTTTCTGGGTTAAGGTCGAGCAGGGAGAGACGAGAGCGGCGGCATTCATTGATAAGAATCGCCCGAATTCCATCTACCTGAATGTCGATGCTGACCGCCCTATTGAGTCACTTATCGGCCATGAATGGGGGCATGCTTTGCGCAAGCAAGATCCCAAACTTTACAGGGATCTTCAGACTACTCTCTTCAAACAAGTCGATAACTGGAAGCAACGCGCCTACGATGTGCGCGACCAGGGCGATTACCGCAGGGAAATTCTTTCCGAGGAGCTGACCAACAACATCATCGGGGATGCCTTTGCTAACCCTGATTTCTGGCGCGGGATCAAAAAAGATCCATCGCTATTCGAGAGACTTGTCAAACATTTCAATGAATGGTTTGCAAGCCTCTCCGGAAAGGCAAAAGAGAACTCATACGGCACCGAAGATTTCCTGAATAACCTTTCGATAGTCCATAAGGCTATTGCCGAAACGATCGAGGAAGCGGCAGGGAAAAAATACTCTGAATTAGAAGGATTCGGTGATCCTCAGATTGAGACATCTTCTGAACAGCTTCAGCTTGATTTCGACAAGGCGCGTGAGGATGGGCTTAAGAGTCCCGCCCAGAGACTCAGGGAGTCTCAGGAACTGATTAGCCGCACGGCCGCGCAGTTCAAAGGAATGCCTAATTACAGCTTTGACGAGGCCCGGCAGAAGGCGAGACTCGCCATCGCCAACGCCGCCAAGAGCTTCGATCCCTCCAAGGGGATTCCCTTCGAGGCTTACGCTGGAGTTGCCGCCAAGAATGCCCTGCGTGACCTGTATCGCGTCGAGTCCCGCTATGCCGATCGGTTTCAAACCACGCTGGATGAATCCATTAGGAACGACTTCCAGGGCAACGAGGTAACCCGGAAAGACCAGATCACTGATGGAAATACCCCACTGGCTTCCGATCAGGCTGCCATGAACGAATCCCAGCTTCTTTTGAATAACTCCATTTCAGAGCTGCCTGAAAGGATGCAGATGGCCGTGAGGGGGATGCTTGATGGCCAAAATGGTCAAGAGATTGCCGATGCCATGGGGGTAAGCCGTCAGGCCGTCAATAATCTCCAGAAGGCTGCCATGCGCAGACTGGAAGGCAATCTCAGGAGCCAAGGAATCACTGATATCGGGAGCCTTCTTTCCCGAAGCGCCCCCAAAGAAGATGCGGATGGCGACGATATTGATCAGATCATGCGAGGCCTGAACGAGGAGCTTGATCACGACGTGATTGGGGGGCTTAGGGATCGCGCCATCAGCGAAGAGGGCAGTGGAAAGCCGAAACAGATAGGCCGGCCTGATTTAGCCTACGGCGCCCGCAACCCGGAGACCCGGGCCGTTGATCAGTACTACACCGACACCGCCCCCAAGGAGACTCGGGCCCAATGGGAGGATGCAGCCCAAGAGATGCTCCGAAAGGACGCAGATGGCACCCGGGCCAGTATTCAGCAAAGGGGCCTATCTGGAGAGTCGTTAAATTCCGAACAAACCGTTGCGGCCGGAATTATCGCCGACAAGCTCCGTCGTAAGATGGTGGAAGATCCCACCGAGGAAAATAAACGCGCTTTCAATCTCTTTCACTATGCCTATAGGTCCGCAAGATCGCAGGCAGGACGTGTTCTTGCTGCGGGAAAAGACCCTTTTATGACGCCAGCTCAGCGTCACCGTGACTTCCTGATCGACATGATGATGAAGCCGAGCAAGAAGGCAGAAAAGGACATCAAGGCCGCATCCAATGATCCCACCAAGCAGGCTGCCCTTATTGATGAGGAAGCCCGTCGCGTTTTAGAAAAACTCAAATCTGAAGGAATCACCCCTGAAGACATCATGGGGGAGAGAGTAACGATGCGACTGGCTGACAAAAAGATGATCAGCGAACTTCGATCCCTTCTTTCACGAGCGGCATCGGGGGTATCGGAAATCAAACGTAGTGCGTTTGATATGCTTATCAAAAATAAATCCCTAGATGCTATCTCCAAGGCAACTGGCCTAAAGACAGCAGAAATCCAGAAAATTAAGGATGACTGCATCGCCAAGCTCAGAAAAGATCATTTTGCTAAGTTCCAGGCTGGCGCCAAAGCTGATAAGGCCACTTTGATGACGGGGAAAAAGGTCAGTGAATCCGCAGCTGAGGCGGAATTTCAGAAGTGGATTAATGGCCTTGGGTTTGTCTCAAATGAGAAACAGGGAAAACCCAAATTCAATGTTGAGGATCCAGCCCATGTCATGCGTGTTGCCAAAGCTATCCAAGAGGCGCGGGGGGATGTCGGATTCTTAGATAAGGCTTATGAGTTGTGGATTGCAGGAATTCTCTCAGGCCCACAAACCCATGTGGCCAATATCACCGGCAACTTGGGAAGTGCAGCACTCAATCTCACTCTTCAGCGAGGAATGGAGGCATTCGTCAATCTAGCGATCGGAGACAGCAAATCCGCTAGCTTCGGGGAGTTCAAGTGGTTGATGAAAGGGCTTATGCCGGGAGTCTCGAAAGGCTACGCCATGGCCGCAAAGGCTTGGAGCTCCGAGCATGATTTCCTTGAGCATACTGTTTTAGGAACACCACTGGAGCTTGCCCACTTTGATAAGGCTGGTGGACACCAAGCAGCGATTGGTGGGAGACTCGGGAAAAACGTGCGTGTTCCAATGCGTGCATTGGCCTTTGCGGACTCCATGTTCAAAATGGCACTGGGGCAGATGGAAGTTGGAGCGATGGCCTATCGGATGGCCAGGGCAGAGGGGCTCTCCGGAAAAGCTCTCTCTGACCGGATCGAGACCCTCTCCAAGACACGAGGGGAAGTGGTTGGCGAGAACCTCTCTAAGGTGGCCGTCACCAAGGAATCCGTACGCTGGTTCGCTGAAAGACTGGCTGGCAGGGATGAAACCATTGACCCAGAAGAGCTCATCGAGGACCGCGGAAGTGAAGCATGGCAGATGGCCCGCGAGCAGGCCGCCTACGATGCAGCCAAGGCATCAGGGTGGACAGAGGAAGCGTGGCAGAGGGCCGTGGAAAGCTCCAGAGAGATGACTTTCCAGCAGGATCTTAAGAGCCGTAAGGACGGAGGAAATATGGGCGAGGCCCTTGCTGGATGGATTCAGAATGGACGCAATGAACATAAAATCCTTGCATGGCTTTTCCCGTTTGTCAGAACTCCCTACAATATTTTCCGCGTCGGGATTAGGAAGTCGCCACTTGGTGCCGTTAATCTGGCAGCTCAGGTAGCCAAGGGGCTCTACTCCATCAAAAATGGAAAGGGATACATAGAGGGGCATCCGGAAGCCGTCCGTGATCTTGCCGAGCAGGCTATTGCATGGGGTACCGGGGCTCTCCTTTTCGGAGCGGCGCAAGGTGATGACGATGACGACGATAAGCAGCTTCTCATCACGGGAAGCCATCCGTGGAGTCAAGAGAGCGCCGGCATCCGCGGACTCAATGAGAGGGCATTTAGCGGTGAATACATAATCCGCATTGGTGGTAGGAATGGCGTCACGATCCCCTACGGCCGCATTGAGCCCATCGCTACCGTCCTTGGCACTACCATTGACATCATCAAGGGGATCAAGAGAAACGGGACGACTCCTGACAACATGAATGCCCTCTGGGGCTACATGCTGGATCAAGCCAATGGAAAGACCTTCCTGAATGGCGCCTCGACCATCAGCGATATGGTGCGGGGTAAAACTGATCCCATTGAGGCCATCAAGAAAGGAGTGCTTCAGGCGATTGTCCCGAACATTATCCGCTCCCCTCTCCGCTCGTTGGATGAGTACGTCAGGGATTCCAGACACGCTTCACCGGTCTACACAATGCTTCCAGCCAGCGGGCTCGCTGAGGAGCAAATCAACCCCTATGGGGAGCCGATCAAAAAGTCCGGGAATCCGATCACGCGACTCTTCTTAAGCACTCCGATTGCTTCCGATGAGACGCTTCGTGCCAGTGACAAGCTCCTCTTGAACTGGAACAGGGCAAATCCCACCGAGGCATGGGCCCCCCAGTCACCGCAGGCAATCTTCAAGGACGCCAAGGGCAAGGATGTCCAGATGACCGCCGAGGAGACCAAGAGATTCAAGGTGGCCGCCGGCAGGCTTGCCTCAGCGAAGCTCCGAGGCGTCGTGAATCCGCGCAGCGCCAGCAACCCGACACTGGAAGACCTCAAGAGAGTGAAAAACGCCTTCGAGTCTGCAAGCCATGAGGCAAGGCAGCGGATCTTCAATCCTGGATACATAGCCAGACGCAATCAGGAGGGCAAAACCGGTTCATGATTGACAGCGAAACGCTGCCACATTAAGCAAAGCCACGGCGAACACGATGAATACTTCAGGAACAGCCAACTCACAGGTCGACAATCTTTCCAGCAAGCTGCCGACGCTGCCGCCTAACCCCGATGCGCCCAAGATGCCATTCGGGACAGCTTACAAGCTGACCTTGGATCAAGAAACGGCGCTGGTTGAGCATGCTCTCCTGAGGCTTGAGCAGATTGAGAATCAGCTCGGGAAGCGCCAAGTCAACCAGGCACCAAGGAACATCGGGGGTCATCAGTTTACCCTGACGTGCGATCCTTACTCCTTCTTTGGGAAGCGCGAGAAATACACCGCCCGGTACTACAATCACGTTGCTGATCGGGCTGTAAAAAATACGATCTACGAGCATTCCAACCTGACGGCCAGTCTCTCTCAACGGATTACGGCCCAGATGGTTGCAAAAAGTTGCTCCTTCTTCTACGGGCAGCCGGATGATGATGAGTGGTTCAATGCCGAGGGAATCGGTGTCGAGGATGCCGAGCTGGCAGACAAGGTGAAGAAGTACGCCCGCTACGTCTCCAAGCAATGCAAGGTCAAGGAGCGTCACTGCCAAGCCGTTGAGTTCAGCTGGGTACGCGGAGAGGCTGTCGTCAAGACGACTCACCAAGAGCGATTCCAGATTTACAAGAGGACGGCTACCTTTTTGGTGGATGAGTCAGGGGAAGCCATCCTAGATGCCCATGGCGACTACATTCTTCAAGAGGATGTCTGGATTCCGGAGCTTGTTCCGGCAGCGACACCTCCCGCCCCTCAGGGGCAGCCGATGCAGCAGGATACGGACAACGACGCGGGGCAAGAGCCCGACAATGACGCTGACGATATGCCCATGGTTCCCACTGGGAACCAGATCCTCAAGCGTGACGGAGTAACCCTCCTGCCGCCCAATCCAATCTGGAAAACAGATGTCATCTCCCGTCGTCTCGTGACGTGGGAGGGGCCCGATTCGAGGGTCTGCTATTATAAGGATTTCTTGTGTCCTATTGACGCTCCCGGCATCCAGCCCGGGGAGGCTGACCTGATCGCCCACCTCTATGACAAGAGCGTGATGGAGGTAGCTCAGATGTTTGCTAATCAGCTCGGCAGTGGGGATGACGGAGTTTCCGATCTTCAGGCGGCCGTGGAGCTCCTCAGGAACATGATCTCCGAATCATCCCTGCGTAAGAGCAGTGAGGGGCAACCTCGCCACGACTTCTACGAGAAGGACACCGAGGGGTCTCCCAATAACCCTACCTGTCAGATTGCTGAGTGCTGGCTCACCTATGATGCTGATGGCGACGGCATCCAAGAAGAGATCATGCTGGTGATCGACCGCAGAAACAAAGTCCCCATCTTTTACGAGTACACTGCAAACGTGACTCTCCGCGGGCTGCGTCCCTTTGAGGTGATCCGCCCGATGGCGGTGGATGGCCGTTGGTACGGAATGGGAGCCATGGAGTACTTCGATCCCGAGCAGGAATTCATCGACCTTCAGATTAACCGCCGCAATTTCCGCGACGGTGGAAGCGGCCGCGTCACCTTCTGGAGTCCTTGGGCAACCATGGAGGGGCAGCGCGATCCAGCCCTCACACTCAACAACGGGAAAACCTACACGCTCAGAGAGGGCTACAAACCCGAGCAGGCTCTCTCTTACGTCACACTCCCCGATGACACAGGGGAACTTAAGGCCCAGATCGAACTGTTCATGCAGCTGATGCAGATCAAGAGTGGCGTGGTCAATGGGGCCGACCAGAAGATTTCAGGGCTACCTTCTGCCAATACGGCGACCGGGATCAATGAAGTAAGCGAGTCAGGACAAGAGCTCTTTGCCATGTTCCTGCTTCGCCTCTTTCCCGGAGTGCAAGCCGCCTTGTCCTCCGTGGTGGACACCATCTTCTCCAAGATGGATGCACGGCAGATCTTCACTTACTTCAACGGGGATGCCCAAGAGATTATCGAGCTGACCCCGGATGATATCCGGGATCTGGCGTTGCATGTCAGCCTCTCCATCACGCAGCAGAGGGATCGCCAGGTGCTTCAGGCCGGCAATACGGCAGATGCAGTCATTGACGGGTACTACGCGCGCCCTCTGCCCCTCCAGGAGCGCACAAAGGCCTATGCTCGGACAAGGCTCAAGTCCCTCAGGGTGCCTCAGTCTGATTCGATTATTGATCCACTGGATCTAGCGGCCATGGCGCCGCCCCAGCAAGGGCAGCCCCTCAATGCCTCTCAGCCACCTCAGTTAACGCCGCAACCCCAGTAATAAGCCATGAGCACCTCGTCCCAAGGAATCCCAACCGAAGAGCCGGATGGAAACCAAGAAAGCATCGCCCGCGCCCAAGTGGACCTTGAGTTCATCCAGCAGCTTAAAACATCCCGGGCCTTTCAGATCTACTTCATGCGCCGGCTGCGCGATAAGATCGGTGTTGTTCAGGAGAAGATCTTGGATGGGAATACGCCTGATGCGGAGATTTCAAAACATCGTGCCGCACTGGCTGCACTTAAGGACGTGGAGCGCACCTTAGATGAGGATGCGGTGGGATGCAGAAGCATCCTAAGTCTCAGTAAAGACGAGCTGCCTGCTTAATTGGAGGCCGGCACTCCCCCGATGAGGGGGGGTATTCTAATGGGGGATCTAATTCTGGCAGCCCTGCCTTAATCCAATCCGGGGAAAGGAACAGGTAGGCGTTGGGATCGGTGGGAGGATCATCCCTGTGGAGCATTTCCCTCATACCGAGACAAATGGCTGGGGCCTTTGACGGAGGTGTCCCCTGTATTCTCCTTCCTGCTCATGGTAAGCCCTATAATGGATGACATCTGTTTTCTTGGTTCTTTCGTCCGCATTCCTCTTGATATGGTCGCAAGCGACATGCGGGATACAGGCAATGCGTAACCCGTTGGGATGCCAGCGCGACCAACATAGAAAAAGATCCTGTGTTCCACTGCCCTCGTAGCCAGTAAAATCTGAATGAGCGAGAGCCGCTTTGGAAAGCAACGTGCATCCGAGGCCGCACCAATCAGAAGGGACCACTGCTCCTAACCCAATGCCGGGATAGGCATACTCCATCCATCCGCGCCGCCGATAGCCCTTGGCATTCAGCTCAAAGACATTGCCAGTGGGGGGGCTTTTCTCTACCCATTCCCTGAGCCTCCCCATACGCTTGCCTTCCTTATCAGCGGTTGCCTGTGCCTTGACTGCCTCCTCCGAGTTGGTCGGGCGAGGGATGGCCTTCATGCGCTCCTCACATCTTTCCATGAGGAGTTTGAGGCGGGGTTTTAGTTGCCTCTCCTCTGGGAGGAAATCCTCCGCAATCTGATGGCGTGGATCTCCAAAGCCTCCAAGAAATAGACCGTTGGGATAGGTCGCTGCCGCAATGTCGTAGTAGGGCCTGCCATCGGCCTGCGGCATGGCGAGCGTCCACTCCAGAACTCGGAGTGCATTAGCGGGCGGGATCGTGTCGCTTTCGACTACCCAGCATAAGTCGGCTCGGATCTTCCGAGCAAAAGCAAATCCTGCCCCCTGCAACGCAGCAATGCGGAGCTGCGCCTCTTCCTTGTAATTTTTCTGGTCACCCGTAAATGGCATTTTTAACACGGAAACCTTCCACCCCTCCGGCAACTCCCTCCTGGCAATCTCTGCGGCCATCTCAGCATCCTTACTCTCATCGGTGCTGAAAATGAAATGCGCCTCGTCGTGGTGTCCTGCTGCCGCTGCAATAGCTCGGACACATTGAGGCCATGCGTGTAGGTAGCCCTTGGTCGCTGAGATGGTGATGGCGAGCATTTTCAAGAACTAATTACTATTAGTAATTAGCAACATACGGGATGGTAGATACAAACGTACCCCGCACCATTGGGATGGGTTCAAATATTGATATTTTTCCATCGAAAGAAGATGTTCCGCAAGAAAACCCCGACTCTTTAGACTCACTAAATGTGGATGTTCCATTAGAATCTCCAGCCGTTCCAATATAAGCACATGGAAGAACAAATGATGTAAATGATCTATTGACTGAAGGAACCCCACCCAATGTGTAACCGGCGTCCTTATTGAATGTTATTGCTGATTCCATAGAAACGAACTCCATTGATCCGCTAGATGTTGAAATAGATGTTCCGTATTTCCAGCTCCATGCTGACAACCCGTTCCCATCTCCGTTTATGGTAAGGCGCAGCGTTGTGTATTGCTCGGGCGATATTGTCGCCCAATTACCCCCATTTGCCGTTACCTTCGTGATCGTTGTTATGATCTCTTTTGGGATTGACATACGAACACACCGACCTACCACATCCGCGTATGGGTAGTCTGGAATCGTTACTAAAGCATTCGCTGAATACCACACCACTCCAGTTGATTGATCGCCTACTGACCAACTTGATGCTGGCTTTGTGACCCATTTTCCATATACGCCAGCGTCTAAGAAGGTGGGTTTGTTAGCGAGAACTTCAGACGATAGTTGCCTTACACGAACCCTGACTGACCCAAGATCACCATAATCTGTAATCCCTCTTGAGCTAGTAACGTAAGCATCAGAGTAGAAAATATCATCAGTGACTGAATAGGTCGAATAATTATACGCATAATCATAACCTGTTTCTGAATTATTTGAAAGTGATACATTGTCACTGTTCCATGATTGTATTATATAATCCCCATACGGAGAAGGCGCAGTTGTCATTGGGATTCTTCCGTCTATGATTTCTTTGGTAATAGTAGAAAATGGTTCAAATGGAACACTGAAATAAGTTATTCTTTGATATTCTGGCGCGGGGTAGCCTTCTGTGGAAACATAGGTAAAGGTTTTTGTGCTAACTGGGTATGGCTCTGGGTATCCATCTGGGATTGGACCCCAATAACCAGCCGATTCATTCGTCCCTGCTGTTGTTGTGACGAAATTCACGGGAAGATGGAAGCTAGTCGCCGTATTGGTGCAATCAGTTATCGGAGTCCAATCTTCCGCAGATACCAGTAACAACACTTCCCCCGGGTGAGCGTAATAAGAAACATCGTGGGCAACTTCTACATAGCTAGGGATAGTAACAGTTAATCCCGACACAAAGGTTGATTCTAAGTATGTCTTTGTGGACGTTGTATAATAACTTGTCGTCGCTGAAGTCTGGCGGGTTTTAAATGTTAACGTTGGGGATTCATTAGCGCCTGTAGTTGTCCAGTCAGAAATTACGGCTGTAGTAGTGCGGGAGGCTTGAATGTAGGATGGAATATTAACTACAGTTGTTTTGCGATCTTCAAAATAGTAGTATTTTGTTTTTGACCCAGTTGCATAGAAGGTTCTGCCATCGTAATAAGAATAACTACCACTACGGCCGTACCGATCCTCGTACGCCGCCTCTTCGTTAACGGAAATACCAGGACTCCATCTATCTTTCCAAGTCAAATTGGATACATAGATGTTATAAAAAGAAGCGGCCGGGTAAGGGTCATAAGTTTGAGTGTTTACCCCTAATATCTCAATCATAACTTTATGAGAAAATAATGTTATACCAGCGGTCAACACCTGGTACTCCCAGTGGGGGCGATGTTGTTTTGTCCGTAACGATCGTCTGATTGTAGCTTACATTAACATTCGATCCAATCGTCCTAAAAACCTTCCCGTTAACACTAACGGCAAAAGCAAACTCCGCTGATTGTGGCAATGCGCTAGGTATTTGAATCTGCGCTGCTGGAGGCGTACCATTTACTACTATGGTTGCCGCTGTTATCTGCTTTCCGTCAGTGTCACATCTGCATTTCCAGTATGTAAGCGATGTCCCAGCGTTGAACTTACTGAAAATATTAGAAGGAAGGATTCCCGCTACAAGCCCCGGAGAAACTTCGGATTGGGAGTTATCTTCACCACTTAATGTGACTTCCCAAGGCAGCATGGGGGTAGAAACACCGCCCAGAACCACATCCCTATATCCAGTGCTACGCCCCGGGATAGTATAGATGTACCCGGTGTAATCCATAACTTGCTGCATGGTGCAGCCATTCAGGAGTTGAGCCATTGAGGCCACCCTTCGTTCTAAATCCGAGATCTTATGGCTGTCTTGAAGCACGCTGCATCCTTTCCTCCCATAAAGAATTTTGTCAATTCATTCTTGACAGCGAATCGCTGACAACTTAATGGCAGAGCCATGTCCCACGAAGATCAGGCGCAAGCCGAAATTCCAAACAACACCCCGACGGCGGAAGAAACCCCTGCAATCACCCCCGAGGTGACTCCAGAGGCTCCTGCTTCCGATACATCCACGACGACAGATCTCCCTACTGAGCAGCCGGAAGGCGGCCGAAGGGTGTCTGGTGTGAGTGATTATGAAAAGTTGCTGGCAGAGGCCACAAGGCCAGCCCCTCAAGGCACCGCTGACGAACAGGTAGGGGAAAACCCACCTGAAGAACCGGTGATTCCTGAAGAGGAGGCGCCAGTCGTTCCGGAAGAGGAGCCACAGGCCCCCGAGGGTAAGAGGGAATTCCGCCCGCGTCTCTCCAGTCTCGATGTCCGGGCTCAGGAGGCCATCCTCCTAGCCAAGGAACTCAAGGAGCAGGGGAAAGAAATCTCCCTTGGTGAGGCTGAGCGCCGCGTCAATGCCAAGTACGGCATTACCGAGGATGCCCCGGCGGGCGAGCTGCAGGAAGCCCTCCCCGTCAGGACTCCCGAGCAGATCGAGGCAGAGATTGCCGAAAAAGAGGCCGCCGCCGATCAGGCCGGCGAGGATCTGGATCTCAAGGCAGCTCTCTCTCTCCAGCGTGAGGCATTCGTTCTCCGTGAGGAAAAAGCCCGACTCCTTGCAGAGCAGGCCAATAAATCTGAGCAGGCGCAAACTCAAGAGGAGGCCGCATTCCATCAGAATGTGGAGCGCTCCCGGAGCAAGGCCTTGGAAATCTACCCCGTAGCCATGCAGGAAGGCCATGCCATCCACGCCAAGGCCGCGGAGATCTTCCGGGCCATGGAGGAGACAGGCAACCCTCTTGTCCATGACGCAGAGGCCCCCCTTAAGGTCTACCAGATGGCAGCCAATGAACTCGGCATTGCCCCGAACTCCAAAGGAGCCCCAGTTCCCGCAAAATCACCCACATCAGCCACCCCGAAGCCGCAGGCCGTCATTCAGTCGGCAGTTCGTCGTCCGAACCCTGCTTCCCCCGTCGCATCGGCGGGAGAACGCACAACCCAAACCGGACCGACGCAACCTCTCTTTGGGAAAATCCGCAATGCTCACGATTACACTGAGTTAGCCCGCAAAATGGGCGCGAACGTGTAAGCGAGCATTGTCACGTCCGCAAACGCGGGCGGCAGAGATCGGGAGTAGTCGGTCCATCGAAATAAGGACCACTACAAATGAGCTATGACACTAACCCATCCATCACCGGGACAGCCCTGGCGAGCATGGATGCAGCTTCGGTACGCCAGCTATGGCAGCAGGGCATCGACGTCTTCGAGCAATCGAATGACTTCTTTGCTGAAATGGAAGGAGGCCAGGATTCCCTGATCTGGGAGAAGACTGACCTCGCCAAGGGCAAGGGACAGAAAATCACCTTCACGGTGGGAAGCGGCTTCTACGCCGAGCCTCACGTTGGAGACGAGGTTTTCGAGAGTCAGGAGGACTTCGAGGATTACCTCATCAAGTCGCATGAGCTATATGTTGATTGGGCGCGCCACGGCGTCTCTGTCAACGAGCGCATGGAAGAGTTGATGGGTATGCGCGGAGAGATCCTGAGCGGATTCAACACCGAGCAGGGTGCCTGGATCGGCCGCCTCAAGACCGAGCAGCTCTTCATGATGTTCCGCGAGCAGCTTCCGACGCAAAACGTCGTGTACGCCGGCGGAGCATCCCTGGATACGCTGAACTCCTCCAACACGCTGAACTGGGATGAGATCATCACCCTCGGCGTCCAGATGAAGGGCAAAGGTGGCCTCCCCGCAAAGGTTGGCACCACGAAGAACGGCCAGCCAGTCTTCCGCAATACGGTTATTGCGACCACTGACGCGCTCTTCAGCCTCGATCTGGATCCCAACTACAAGCAGATCCTCCGCGAGACCAAGGTCGAAGCGCAGGCAGCCCTGCTGTTCGACGGTGGCTATGCTTCTCCAAAGGGGCATCTCATCGCCGAGTACACCCCCATCGACCACGATGGTGAAGGCGCCATTGGCTCCCCGCTCAATCCCAAGGCCCAGTTGGGCGTTGCGATCACCGCAGGAACCACGGCCATCACCGTCAAGGGTGGAGGTAACCCATCTGCCGCAGCAAAGGCGAAGATCCTGTACTTCAAGTACTTCCCGAACTTCTCCTACCGCTTCATCGGTAACACCGATCCAACGGCCGGCGGAATCACCACCTTGTCTCAGGACAGTGCCACGCACTACTTCCTGATCGTCAATTCGCCGAATGACTCGGTGAAGCCTAACGGCATCGGAATGTACTCCTACACCACTGGAAACAATGGCAACGGGATCACCATCACCGGCCGCCTCGCTTCCGCCGCATCCGGCATCGCCGCCACCACGCTGGGTCAGGTGACTTGGAACGCTGGCGTCTGGGCCGGCCGCCACACCACCTCGCATGATGTCGGGGCTACGATCCTCCCTTGCAACGCCAAGGGCCAGGTCTTCGGAGACTCCCTCATGCTCGGCAAGCGCGCCGCCTACCGTGGATACGGTAAGTACCGCAACCAGCGCATGCAGCAGGATCTGGAAGGCGGATTCCTCATGCAGCGCTACATCGCTTCGGTCTTCGGCCAGGCTCTCCGCAAGGATCGCCTCGGACGTGTGCCCGCTGTGATGCGCCTGCGCCATGCGGTTCAGTACGCCGGCATCCCACTGCCGACGATCGTCTAATTCTTGGGGACGAGAACCCCCTGTCTCTCTTCGGAGGGGCAGGGGTGTTCCCCTCATGAAATTCCCAAACTCTCTATCCCCAACCATTTTTTCTAACCATGAAGTACATCATCGCTCTCAATCTCCAGTCTCGGTACGCGCGACCATCCGTGGGCGAATTTCACTATTCCGACGCGCATCAGCGCCATGTCTGGAAGGGAAAGGGGATCTCCGACATTGCGGAGCTTTCTACGGAAATCAATGCCGCCCTCAATTTGGTTCAGGTTATGGATCAAATCGACCTGATTGTGAGGGTGTTTCCCGTCAAGGAGGCAGAGGTACTTCCTCCCAATGAAGAGCCGGCCGTCGAGGTAGATATTCAAGAGCAAGGCACCGTGGAGCAGGAGCAAAGGATCCTCCCTGACCTGAATACCATTTCTCAATTCCCCTCACCCAAAAGGGGCCGTCCCCGGAAACTTGCCACAGCAACTCCATAATCCCTCATGCCTACCCGCCTTCTCCAATCTGAAGTCTCCGACTTCATTAAGAACTCCCTGCTTAGGGTGCGGCAGGGGCTAGAGGGGGCGTTTGAGCAGGGTATCGTCGTCGAGATGCCCGAGAAGCTGGATTTTCAGCTGGATGTCGTCATTGATGGCAGTACCAGGACGCAAGTAACAACGGCCGCCGCCACGGAGCTAGGAACAGAGTCCTCCAACTCCCTCACGAACTCTTTAAGCACCGGATCCAACGCGGAGTCCTCCTCTGGATCAAATTCAGGTTCATCCTCTGGGTCATCTTCCGGCAGCAACTCAAGCTCCGAGTCGGGCAGTAACTCTGGGTCTGAATCCTCTTCAGGATCTACTTCATCAAGTGGATCGAGCAGCAACTCCGGGTCTGAGTCCGGGTCTGAGTCCGGGTCTGAGTCTTCTTCAGGAAGCAGCTCGTCAAGTGGATCAACCAGCGGATCGAATTCTGAGTCCGGGTCCGAGTCCGGCTCCGAGTCATCCTCAGGCAGCTCCTCATCGAGTGGTTCAAGCAGCACATCTGGATCAGAGTCCGGGTCTAATTCTGGATCCGAATCCTCCTCCGGAAGTGAGTCCGGGAGCCATAGCACCAGCAATAACTACACCGAGTACCACAATACCGGAACCTAATCATGTCCTATACCTGGCTAAATGTTGGAGCGAGCGGGAGCAATAATTCCAACTCAAACCGCAACTCGAATTCCAACTCGAATTCCAATCGGAATTCCAATTCCAACTCTAATGAGAACAGGAATTCCAACGAGAACCGGAACTCGAACTCGAATAGGAATTCTAACAGAAACTCCAATTCCAATTCCAATGAGAATCGGAACTCTAACGAGAACAGGAATTCCAATTCCAACCGGAACTCGAACAGGAATAATAACTCCAATTCCAACGAAAACAGGAACTCAAACGAGAATCGTAACTCAAACTCGAATTCCAACTCCAATCGGAATTCCTCTGGGAACGAAAGTCGCAACGAGAGCCGAACTGAGACTGGAAGCAACAGCTCAATCAGGAATGGGTCATCCAGTGATTCCCGAAACGAAAGCGGCAATAACAGCTCCCTGAAGAGCAACAGCAACTCCAGCACCTCAACCGTGATTGAAGATGCCGGCGGAACAATCTCCTTCTCTGTTCCAATCCGAAGCGGACTCGGAACATCCACCCCATTCCCAACTTGCCCCGCATGAGCTTAACAATCAGAGACCTTTACAATGACGGGATGGCCCTCCT